ACGGAAAAATAAGTAAGGATAACAGAAAAATCCTTAAAAACGAAATAGAAAATCTATTAAGTAGCATCAGTTCTGACAATGAGGATATGGTTCTAGATAATGAATTATCTAATGAGATTAGATCGGAAAGCCAATACGACTTTGATCAAATGAGCGATCAATTTACTCAAAAGGCAAGAGAAATAACAGATTCTCTTTTTAAGAATTTTGTAGATATTGGAATATTTGAAAAAAATGACTATGCTCGACATAAGAAAGAATTAGACACTATTAATATTTCAAATTTATTCTTTCAATTAAAAACTCTTAAAATATCCATAATGAAGATTATGGAAGAAATAGCAACTGGAAATGTTCAACCTAGATTATTGGAGGTGATGGGTCAATTGCAGGATAAGATGGCAAACATAACTAAAATGCAGGCTAACTACATTCTTTTCTTAGAGGATACTTATAAAAAATTAAACAATGATGCCCCTGCAAATCCAGATTCTGCCCGCGTAGAATCCAGCGATATTGAAGGAAAATACTTTATCTCGGTTGGAACTAAAAATGTAATACAAAATCTACCTGATTCAGATATTTCAGATGATGGAGATGCTAATTTAATAGATCCAAATAATAAATTAAATTTGCTTCGTAAATCAGATATAGTGATTAATGAAGAAGAGAATAAGTCAGGCGAAGATTTCATTGATATTACTGAAATAATTTAAGATATGAAAGATATAATGTCCAATAGTGGAGGATATTCCACAACTCGGGTATCTGCTATAGGCGGAGACTCTAAGGACAATAATTATATCTGGACAACTGAGAAGATAAATCAATTAATTGATGACATCAATAGCGGGGTAAAGGACGTTCGAAAATTAGGAATGTCTCCATTTAAAGATAATGATATAAACTTAAGAAGAGAAAATTTACCATTTGAATATACTCCAGAAGAAATCGAAGAGATGTCAAAGTGTAAATCTTCCTTAATCTATTTTGCGTTAAATTATTGCGTCATTCAAACCAACAACGGTAGAATGATAGTAAAGGACGCAGGAGGTCTTAGAGACTTTCAAAATCAGATTTTAAAAGCGTATAAAGATAACAATCTCAATATATTAATGGCAAGTCGTCAAACTGGTAAAACAGTAACCTCTGCCATTTTTATTCTATGGTTTCTACTATTTCATCCCGATAAAACTGCTCTATGCGTAGCAGATAATTTTACAACCACTAAAGAATTAATAGATAAATTTAAAATCAGTTTAGAAGGTCTTCCGTTCTTTATGAAGCCTGGGATTGATGTTGTTAATGCAAGTAATGTAAAATTCGATTCAAATAGTAGATTAGTAGGACGAACAACAACTAAAAAATCAGGTATTGGTCTATCAGTTAACTTATTATATATAGATGAGTTTGCTCACATTAACGAAGCTAACTTAGATGAATTTTATCGAGCAATTTTTCCAACAGTAACAGCTGACCCTAACGGTAGAATAATCATAACGTCTACTCCTAATGGTAAAAATAAATTCTGGGAAATATGGACAGATGCAATAGGCAAAAAATCAAGCTTTTATCCTTTAAGAGTTGACTGGTGGCAGATTGCAGGTCGTGATGAAGAATGGAAAAAAAGGAAAATTGCAGATCTTGGATCAGAAGAAGATTTCAATCAGGAATATGGCCTACAGTTCTATTCTTCAGACAAATTACTTCTAAATTCAAAGGATCTAAGAAAATTAGATATTATTAAACAAGGATACGAGAATGTAAATTTAATATTACAGGAGGATCTATTTGATTACAATCAATATATTTTCTTCCATCGAAATTATCTAAATAGAACAGTCTCAGATTTTAAACAGGATCTAACTAATTATGTATTTAGCATTGATACTGCAGATGGAATCGGAGGAGACTACTCGGTTCTTAATATCTATAAAGCAGTTCCTTTGCCAGTTAGGGAATTGAGTAAAAAGATAAACATTGTAAAAAATGAGGTCGATGCAGTTTCGCTAGTTCAAATTGGATATTTTAGATCTAATCAAGTTGATATTAACGAATTTTCAGTAGTGTGCGAACATATTATATATGAAATATTCAATACTGATCAAACTAGAATTGTACTGGAATTAAATCACAAGGGGGACATCTTATTAAACCGATTTAAGGAAAATGATAAATATTGGCCCGGACAGATGGTACATACTAAGCATACTCAGGCAGCACTCTCATTTAAACCTGGTCTAAGATTAGGTCCAACTAACAAAATTAAATATTGTGAGAAGTTTAAATATCTAGTTGCAATTGACCGAATTATTCCAAATGATTGGATAACGGTTTCTGAGCTTGGATCTTTTGGAAAATCTAAAGGTGGTTTATATAGAGGACAAAACGGAACAGATGATATGGCAATGACGTCAGTTAACATGTCCTCAATATTTGAATCGAGTCAATTTTGGGAAATTGCCGTTGAAACCTTTGAGAGAGCACCATCTGAATATCTTAAAGAAGTAGAGGAAAAAATATTTAACGTTCATAGAAATAATGGAAAGTCTTCTCTATATGATTATGATGAGATTAGAAGAATGAACACTGATACGTATACAGCAGCAAGTGGTAAAACTATTAAAAGAAACGTATTTGATATTGAGACCCAAGATCAGATAGAAAAAATAAAAAACAGATTCTTTAAATCTTAATTAGGATTGTGGTATAATTAATTTACGATTAATACTGTTCAACATGAGTAAATTACAATTTCACGGAAAGCTAACGGTAGAACAATTATTTGTTCAATATCGATGGCAAATTTATGATAACATTATAAAATCTATAGAAAATAATTATAACGATTCTAAGATTGAAAAAATTGAAATTGTTGAAATTAGTACAGGTGATACTAAATATCCCATAATTTTATCTAGAGATAAATTCGTAGAATGGCTAAATCGGTGCATTGAATTCTTCGAAGAGTTAGAGGAGTATGAAAAGTGTCAAACTTGTATAAATATCATTCGTGATATAAATAAAAATAATGTAAAAGCTAACTAAAAACATGGGATTTGAAACAACTAACCAACAAGCAAATGAAAGAATTAATTACATTGCATCGAAATTTCAAGATTGTTCGATAACTGAAAGACAAAAGAATGAGCTTGTCGAATTAATTTATCCAAAATTAAAGTATTTTGTGTGGACCTTTTGTAGAAATGATGATGATACAGTAGAGGCTCTTCAGTGGTCTTTAAAAAAAATATTTAAAAATATAGATAAATTTGATTTTAATAAGGCCAAGTTTACAACTTGGATTTATACAATTACTCGTAACGAGACCCTTTTTTATCTCTACAAAAAGAATCAGCATCCTACTGTGAGCCTAGAATATATGGGCAGCGGTGGAGATATTTCAATTGAATATGACTCAGACGGAGTTCAGTCCGAAATAGACCATCTGTATTCTGAGACAGTATCGGCAATAAATCAAATCGAAGACTCTACTCTTAGAAATATAGCAATTGATAAGATGATAAAGAATGAAAAGATTAAGGAGATATCTGTAAAATACGATATAAACGAAAATACAGTTAAAACCAAGCTTAGGAAAATTAGAATTGACGTAAGGGATAACGTACTTTTAAAGAATCCTGAATTTAAAGAAACACTAAACCATATATTTGACATATGAAAATTAAAGACTACATTTATCCTTCTCGAGTTTTAAATAGATATCGAGAATATTCTAAAATCAGAAAATATAGAAAGATCTATATCAAGATTGTAGATAATCTTGAAAGCACAGGTAAACTCCAAGAAATGGGAATTACTCGCCAAAATAAATTTCTTCTTTTAGGAATTAATTTAAACGAGCAGATTTTAACTTATGATGAACTTACAATTGAACCTGCAGAATTAAGATATGTGGGAGATAAGCTTAAAAAGTATACTGATTTTTTGCAAAAAGAAGGCATATTGGATTCAATTTTTGTAGATTATGAAAGAGTCAAAACTGAAGATTACTATGGATATATCATTCAAATAAAATTTGAAGATAGAAAATATAACCAGAGAGATTATATCTATAGCGTATCATATCTTTTTGGAATTCCAACCTTAATAATAGGTTCTTTAGCTCTCATTTTTATTTAACTTCTTTTATTTTTTTAAAATAAATAATAAAAAGAACTCATATGAACATCAAAGAATTTATTAATAAATGGGTATGGCAGATCTTAGCTGCCCTATTTTTTCTATTATATTTAGGAAAAGGGTGCACCAGTAGCAAAGTATCTAAAATAGAAGACAAATCAGATAGATTAGAAGCAAAGATTGATTCCCTATCTACTGTTGTTTCTAACTTAGATAAGAAAACTTCCTCTCAAAAGGAAATAAAAGACGCACTTGAATTGGTAATGCTAGACTACCTGATATATGAAGATGATTTAGATAAAGGAAAAACTAGTCTATCTAAAATAAAAGATAAAATAGAATCAAATGATTAATTGGTTAAAAAGAAATAAGAATCTAATAATTCAAAATTCATTTTTGCTTCCAATATTGTTGGTAGTAATTATGTCAATTAGCCATGTAGTTAGCTGGTATGATTTAGGTAATCCTATAAGCTGGGCAATCTATCTCTCTATTGCAATAGAAATTTTTGCATTAGCTTCAGTTTCAGCAGCAACTATAAAGATAAATCGCGCCTCAATTTGGTTTCTATTTGGCCTAGTGACTTGCATTCAAATCATAGGAAACATCTTCTTTGAATACAAAGATATAAATGTAAACGGTCAAGATTTCCTATCCTGGGTTGAATTAATAAAGCCATTTTTTGAAGACTGGGATAATACTGATCATCGAAGACTATTGGCAATAATTCAAGGAGGTACTCTTCCGATGATGTCGCTTACCGCCCTTCACTATTACATTAAATTTACCGATCAGATTTTAGAATCAAATAGTAAGGATCCAGATGATACAGAAGAGGATTTAGCACAGGTAGATACACCTACAGATATAGAACCTGAAGATTATTCAAATGATGAAGATAAAATTGAAAAAAATATTCAACCCGAGCCTATATTTAAGGCCGGAAGAGTAAATCCCAAATTTGCTAGGCTTAAAAAATAATAAATAATACAGATGCTACCCTTAATAAACAATATATGCGATTGCTGTGATAATAATCAATCAATCCTACAATTATTTGAAGATAAATGTCTCAAAATAGTAGAAGGGGCAAATATTGTCGGGTCGTTCTGTATTAACGATTTTGCGTTTCCAGTAGATAGTCATTCTTGTATAAATTATAACCTAAGTTCAGGAGAAGAATATACTATGTTTGACAATGGAATATTAACGACAGGATCTCCATCACTAGATTTAATATCTGGAAATCTATATGTTAGAGGAATAATGATTAAAATTGTCTATCCTACTAACGATGATAATGGTGAAGAAATTTCTATCGTGGATAAGAATGTTGAATTATGGATCGAAGATGCCGAAACTTTAGAATATAAAAGATATTATTTATACAATCTATTTACTATGTTTACGAATCCTAAATCAAATGATCCAAAGACTTTAATAAATAAAATAAAAGTAATTAATCCGAATGCTGATTATAAGATTAAATTAATTGGATTAATTACTTATGGAAAAGCCCAATAAATTAATAGATATATGAACACTAATATCCCTACAGAAATTTTTGAAATACACCCAGCATCATCTGCCAGTCCAGAATTGTCATATGGTCCAGTTTGGATTAGCACTGATCGCAGAGAGCAGGATCCTAACAAAACTACCCTCAAGTACTCTCAAATAGGAGGACCTAAGGCATCCGATAAGATCGGAAATGCACATGGACCTATTTTTAGAATAGAGGTATTAAGCGCAACTGCTTCCTATATCAAGGTTTGGGGATTAGACAATGACGATATTAATGCTCCGGTATATCCAATTACTAGATTTACAGCAGCAGGAGCCAGTCCATATCTAGATATATGGCTTAAGAAATTTGAATTCACTAATTCCGCAGGTGATCCGGTTTCTCCTGGAACTTATAAAGTAATTGGTCATAGAAAAAGAAACTATCCTGCAGTATTCTAATGAAGAGACTAAATGAACAGAGCAGCACTGTAACTGGGTTCCAAAGTAGGGACTACATGAGAGGCCTGCCGTTCTATGGTCAAAAGGGAGATTTTAATTTCGTTACCGGTCGAAGCCAATTTACCCCAGGAGTATCAATTAAGCAAGTTCCATTAAGCGATATGTCTAGGAGCGGTGATCCTGGAGTGAGCGAGTTTGATCGAAATGTAAATATCATAAGATACAATTATAAACCAGGAGACAGGGTCAGGGGAATTCTAGTGAATTCTCAAATTAAAAATAAAGGAGGAAAAATGGTAGTCGGTAGACTATTAGAAGTAAAGGTAGACCGTAGAAATAACACAATCAAAGCCTTTATAAAAGATCCTAAGACTCTACAAAAGAAAGAAATCTATATCGATACGATGGAGCGCTTATATGAATCTAATTCATTTAAAGCAATGACGTTCGCTCAGTTTATTGGATCTTAATCTAGCAAAATATATTAATTGCAAAACCTTTTTATTTTTTTTTATATAAAATAAAAAAGATCATCCTATGGAAATAAATGAAATTGACGAATCAGAAGCTCAACAATATTTAGATGAGATTGATAAAGCGAGTGGAGTAAACAATTATAAGGAAAAATTACAAACGATTGAGCCCGTTTCTGAAGATAGTACTCAAGTTGAAACACCATTACCAAAGCAGACTTCTCTTGGAAAAGCAAGAGGATTTGAGGAAATTAGCTTAAGTGCAAGCGAAGAATCTCCTTGGAAAATATTAAATCTTGAAACTTTACCATCTAATGGAATGTTTTATCCAGCTAGGGTAGAGATATTGATTAGATCTGCTAAAACCAAAGAAATCAGACACTGGTCTACTATGGATGACTATGATCCGGTTGATATAGATGAAAAGATAAATTTTATCCTAAATTCGTGCACCCGAATTAAAATCCCAGGAGATCCAGCTCAATTTACATATAACGATATTTTACTAATTGATAGATATCACATCCTATTTAGGATATATGAATTGACTTTTCCAAATCAAGAAAATAAATTAATGGCAAATATTAAATGCCAAGATAATAAATGTGGATTTGTAAATAAGGTTCAAGTATTGAGTAGAAATTTAAAAGGATTTGAATTACCTGGAGAATACTTTAAATGGTATAATGAAGATGAAAGATGTTTTGTTATACCTTCTGAAAAACTACAAGAGACTCTTAAATTCTATATGCCGACAATCGGAGTAAATACCAAAATCAGACAGCGTAGAGAGTTTGAAATTAATTCTGGACAGGAGAAAGATCCTTCATTTTATGATATTGCTCCCTATTTAATTGTAAATTGGAAAGCAGCAAATACTCAAAACCTAGGAGAATTTAAAATTAGCATGGAAGGCTGGTCAAGCGCTAAATTTAGCGCAATCTATAGATTTGTAAAAGACATGAAGGATACGTCTACAAATAAAGTTCTATGTACATGTGAAAAATGTAAAGAAAGAACGGAGAGCTCGATTTTTTTGGGAGGAAGCTTCACTGTCAAAGATATTTTCATTATTTCAGCTAGATTTGATGAACTTATTTAAGCTTAATAAAGACTTGGCGGTGAAGCTTAATCAATCCTTAGATACTCTTTATAATTTAGAATATATGGAATATTCTCTCTTAGTTAATATAATTAACGAGGAGACAGAGGAACAAAATAAAGAAATAGATATGCAGAATCAAATTAATTCACAGGGCGGCAGTTATCAGGTCGGACTGCCTTCTCATTTGAAACCTAAATAAATAATAAAAAGAACTTTTAATTAAGATGAGTACAGAGGCTGAGTTAAAGAAATTATTAGCAGGTGATTTTAACGAGTATGTTCAAAAATATATTGCTAACTTTGGAACTATTTCAGGATCGGCTAAAAACATAGAAGACCCGGACCCTCAAGCCCGAAAGAACATTAAGTTTCTTTATCCTAAAATCGACGCATCTGACTCGGATCCAAACACGGGAGCTAGCTCCCCTGTATTAGATAAGATCTTTCCTAAACCTGCCGACCCAAATATGTTCGCGTTGGCGCATGATAAGTCTCTTAAAAATTTAA